TGGTCAGCAATCTGATGCTGCATCATGTACTCAAGGAGCTCCTTGCCAAGGATAGTCTTTTCCTTGCGCATATCCTTGGTGGTCTTGGCAGCCTCTGCCAGGTTCTTGTGCAGCTCGACATAGCGCTCAACGTTCTTGATGAAAGTTGCCATTGTACTGTTGATGATAACAGTCCACCTTATATCTTGCGTGCCGTCGATATACACATCATATTGTCCATTGTCATTTGACCCAGGACAAAGTACTAAAGATTTTTATACAACATTTATGGAAATCTGCTTATGGTAATTATGCTTGATACTTCTTCATCTGAAAATTCTTAAAATATGCATGTTGGTCAACAGGTGATGGATTGGGACCCCCAAAAAATGTGTTGCAATCCAGTCTGTTTATGAACAGATCTGGACTTCTAGACCAGTTGATGCCTTTCAACACACGCTTCTTACCATTGACCACTACATATGATTCGCCGTCAAGTTGTGGCACACCATTCTTGAAGGTGTTCATCTTGGTCCCAATTTCAACTTTATTCCACATGTCATATTTAAGCGCATTCTTAAAATCATCTTCAAAAAACCCAATGCCATGACCATCAGGAACAAGTTCTGGTATCTTTTGTTTCAAGTCACTTGGTGGGTAAATATATGATATGACACCCCCGTCCTTCTTCCACATGACTCTGTTTGAAGAACCAGTTGATGAATGTTGATAACCAGATGCTGCCCCGTGCCCTATAAATGTACCCATGTGTTTGCCGCCTTTTGCAAACTGGAAGCCTCGTGGGTAATATACTTCCCAAGCAAAGGTTATCGCGTCCTTGTTGAGACCAATGGGAGCGGCGCTGAAACGGAAACCACCCACTCCGGGATCGCCACTTGTTCCAGAATTTTTCCCATATACTGCTTTTACCACGGTCTCCCCTTGAAACTGCTCCACTTTGCTGTTTTTCATGTTAACAGCTTTTCCAATTTTCCAGTCACCACCGCCCTTTGTCAACAGATTCAGATCCAGTGTACTGATGACATCTTCTGGTCTAGGTGTGGGTGGGTCGGGTGTGGAGGGTTTGTACTGTCTTTCCAGACGTGATTGGTTTCCAGGACCAACACCGCTGTACTTGGAAGATACAATTTTAATAGCATTGGCATGTGTCTCTCCCTTATTTCTCAGGGAATTGTACAAAGTACACACGTCCTTCCAGTTTTCTCCTGCTTTAGGGATAATTGAAGAAGGTTTGTACTGGTCTGACAGCCTCTTCTGATTTGCTGGACCCAGACCTCTAAATTTGCCTCGAACCACCATGATGGTCCCGGTGTGCGACACGCCCCCATCGCGAGTAGAATTGTACAAAGCGCACACATCATTCCAATTGCTATTTGCATCCATTGGTATATATTGTATACAAACGATTTTATTTAAATGCTCTTTCAACACTCATCAATGCTCCATCAACGTAACCATTTTTTTTGCTCAACATTTCTCCGATAATTGTAACTCCCTTAACTGGTTTAGAAAGTTTGTCCAGAAGTTTATCAAATGAACCTTTGTATGGTCGTACAAAATGGTCACCATCCTTAAAAAAAGAACTGAAGACATCATCTGGCAGACCAAAGGCGTAGCCAACTTTCTTGAGTTCATCGCGGACTATTCTGCGTCTCTCTGGCATGGGAAGTTTTTTAACATCTGCCCAGAAAAAAGCATTATCCCCATCAGCATACGAAGCCATAAGAACATTCTTGTTAATCTTTATAATCTTGTCAATGGGGCCATCTACCATGACATAATCATCTTTCATGTCATACCCATCTTTGTAATAGGCATACACTCGGCAAAAAGGAACTGACCCAATATACTGTGAGAAGTCTGGCATAGAGAACCCGATGCACTGTATAGTCTTTAATGCACTAAGGGTAACAGCAAACACCACCTCCTTTGCTTGTATCTCGTCATTTACAATAAAAATTTTACCTCTTTTCTCTACCTTGGTGACGGGGTAATTAGTTCTGATGTTAGGAAGCTTCAGTTTCTCCACAAATTCCGTCCAGTTCACATAGATCTTTCCAAAGGGAGCATTGTCTAAATCATCGATGTCGTAATATTTAAAGAGATACTCGAACGACCCATCAAGATAGTCATGAAACTCAGAATGATGGATGAACTCCTCAGCAAACTCCTTTGTAAAATACTTGAACAGAATCTCACGCGACGTCAACGTAGCGAGGTCCTTCTTGGTCATTTTCTTGTACATAATCTTCACTTGCTTCACGGCATTCTTCATATCAAAAGGAGGGAGACGTTTGTCCACTATTTCAGAGCCCTTGTGGACCTTGGTACTCATCTTAAATCTTGTGAGCAGTCTCATAGTGCTCTTATTTTTTGGAACTGCGATGCCAGCCCCGCACTTGATTCTTGCCCCATGAAAGTCATGCTCTCTCACCCTGCCAAATACATCTTCATTCTTTTCAAGTACCAAGCATGTTTTCTTCTTCTTTGTTAATAGCATGTTGCAATATAAACCGGCAACCCCGCCTCCAATGATGACATGTGAAAATATTTCTGGTGCAGACATTGTGTACTAATACCAAACAATTTAATCAAATCCAATATACACAACATTAGTTGTCTTATTCTTCAATACATTGTTCACAGCATCAATCACAGCATCAAAACGCTCAGCACGAACTCGTTTTGCAGCAATGCCCCAGGGATTCTTGTGTTTTGTGGTGGGGTTCACACGTATCCAACACACATCAGTACTAGGATATTGTCGAAGAAGTTCAGCAGTCACCATGTGCATTCGAGACTCGTCGCATATATACTCATTGTGACCATTTTCATCGACCTCCAGACACACAATGACACCATCACCAAACATTATACCATCCAGACGCGCAAATTGCTTGGATGTTTCTTTTGGGTCATATCTTACAACAAATTCTCTGCGTTTAACATCAATCTTTCCAGTAATGTGCTTGAAGAACGCGTTTTCATACTTCTTATATTTGTCTCGCCGAGAGTCATCAGGGTCGCATGACAGACAATATTGACATCCCGAAACAAGAAGATATTCACCTGGGCACTTTTCACCATTGTATCCAGGACATCTCTTGCTCACCACATTTACCATCTCTGGTTTCTTGCACTCTTTGCAACAAATCCCCACGGTTTCTTCGGGAAGATTGAAACTTGGTATAGTTCCGCATGTGCATAGCTTGTCCTTGACATTTACCATCTTTGGCTTTTTGCACTTGATGCAACAAATCCTCTTGATTTCTCCAGGGAAATTGAAACTCGGTTGCGTTCCGCACGGGCATAGTTTGTCCTTGACATTTACCATCTCTGGCTTCTTGCACTCAGCGCAACAAATACCAACAGTTTCTCCTGGAAAATTGAAATGCGGACGCGTTCCGCATGGGCACTTCTTGTGCTTGACGTTTACCATTTCTAATGTCTTGTGTGTTTTACGCCATCTGGCTTTGGAACCTTTGATGTTATACAAAGCATTTTTCCTGCACTCTGGATGTTTGCAAATTGTCATTTGCATAACCAAATTCATTTCATATACATACAAGTTTTGTCGATATAAATGTATATCGACAAAAACACTAAAATGACAATAACTCTTTTTTGGGTTTTGTATTTTATTTGAAGGTTTAATGCTTCTTGTTAGCATGCTTGCGGCGAGGAGATTTCGCGCGGCGAGGTGATTTTGCCCTCTTGGGTGATTTTGCCCTCTTGGGTGATTTTGCACGAGCAGGGGCCATTTGTTGTTATATTCGTTAAATATTTTTTTTTGAAATAGCTAAACATTGACGATAGATTGAGTCATTTTTGTCCGGACTCCAAACAGAATATGAAGGAACAACCCTAAACCAAAAGCAAAGATAACCCACCGCAAAGTGTTCTGCCATGACCTGTCCTTTGCAAAGAAGTACACTAAGACCAGAGTTATCACAAGGGTTCCCACAGTGTCCCATAGTGCATAATCGAGCCCAGGAATTCTTGCGGCATGAAATCCAACTCGCGGAGTGCCAAGGGCATCTCTGTACCTGGAGAGTAGCATTTTACAATGGTTTTTATATTATTTGAACTCAGATGACAAGTGAATTCAAATTAATTTTTTTTGTTTTTTGTATTTTATTTTAAGGTTTAATGCTTCTTGTTAGCATGCTTGCGACGAGGAGACTTGGCCCTCCGAGCAGGGGATTTTGCCCTTTTGGGAGATTTTGCCCTCTTGGGAGATTTTGCCCTTTTGGGAGATTTTGCACGTTTTGGTGATTTTGCACGACGAGCAGGGGCCATTTTGTTGTTATATTCGTTAAAAATATTTTTTTTTGAAATTACTGCGCGGAATTTGACAATGTACGACTTTTTGCTCACATTTAATGATATTTTGTGCGATTTACATTTGAAACTAACAGAAAATCATATACTTGTTTCAGCAAAGAGCAATTGTAGCAGATGCTGACGAATATGCATAATAAAAGTCGTTGCCGAGGAGATGGTTGTCGCATTCTACATGTTCCGTTACATCAAAGCTGCGGGTCTTTTAAAGTACGAGACCTCAAAACTCCAGCAGTCTAAGCATCCTTCGAAACCTTAAGATTCCTCGAGATGGCCGCAACTGGCCAAAAGAGAGTCGAAGGCCTCCAAAGCCCGGGCGCCTCTCTCTGTTTCGATCAGCCATTTGATATAGATGTTTCGCGCGGCGTGAAGGTCTCTGTGGCATACAAGACCGCAAGAACATTTGAACGTCTCCGACGACCCGAGAGTGTCGTTGATGAGACCACAATTTCCGCACGTCTTAGATGTATACTCTTCCGTTGGCGACTGAAACATCACCCCTTTTTCCTCGCATTTCATCTCCATGCGAGTTTTGAGAATGAAGTGACTGATCCCGAACATCTCGCGGTTCGTCTTGGCTTTCAACGATCCGCAGAGTCGGCTGGTATGAAGATGTGGGAGAATCACACCTTCATAATTGTTCGTGACATCGTTCACGATTTTCCAATGGCAATCATCACGCACGTGCGTATATTTACGGAAGAGTTGGCGTCGGTGATAAAGCAGCTTCTTGCGCAACACATCGTCCGCTTTGGATATACGCCTGTCCACCGTAGCAACGCGTCCCTTGATGACGCCGATGCGCGTCTTCATATCAAGTCCGATGAAACCCGAGGACCCGTCGGGACTGTAATAACTGAGTGGCGTCCGGACTCCAGGATCCATCGCCACCACGGGACCACAATTACTTGATTTGACAGTCTTATACACTGGAACAAGAAGCCAGAAGTCCCCAAACGCGTCCCGTTGGATGGCGCATTCGGCCACTGGGACCTTGGCGATCGGTGGCTTCTCAAAAAAACGTATTGAGCCAATGGATTTTGAAAGAATCGTCAGCTTCCCGGAACATTTGGTAGAGACATCGTCGTCTTCGAACTTCACAGCTTTCTCGATACCGAGGACATATCCTTGTTGTCGTTGCTTCTTCAGCGTCTTGAAGGACATTTTGAACCGGTCGATGTTACCATTCCGCTTGTTCGAGAATGCCGATTTGAAGTTCTTGACGGCCTCGAAGACCGCTTGTTGCCTGATAGCTTTTGGTGTGTCGAGAACCCACTGCTTGCCCTCGAAAAACGCATTGTTCTTCGCTGTGACGAACGCATTGCGCAAGATAAACTTATTCGACTTGTGTGTCTTGTCGTTGACAGCCGCTACACACGCGTTGTAAGTATACCGTGCGCCGTCTGCGTATTTATTCAGCGTCAATTTCTGGGCTTTCGATGGATTCAGCTTTATCTTTCGCATCCTCAAGATTTTACGTGTTGTTGACGAGCGACAAATTAAAATTGAGGGCGTTGATACACCATTTTGCGGCCAAGGTATCTTTCTTGACAGTTCCGTGTGTCTAGAATCCCAAAATGGTTTCATATCTTTTATGATATTGGAGATGGTTATAAACTATAGAGCGTCGATATAATACAAATGACACTTCTTTATATCGAGGTTTTATAAGAGACCCGTAGCTTTCATAAGCTTTCCAAGCAACTGTTCACAACCTTCGTGCCACCATGTGCCACAGGATGTAATGATTTCTTGACTTTGTCAATTTTGCTATTTTCTTTTCTAGCAGATCTTCTCAGATAGGGTTGCAAAGACGTTTCTTGGGTCATTGCATTTTTTCGTATTCCATTTGTGGTGGTAACTCTTGTAGCCATATCTCTGTACATCAAAGAGTACTTCAACTCTGCAAAGTCTTTTTTGAGATTATTGTATTTCTCCTTCAACTCTGCCAAATCTTTTTTTAGTGGTGCAACAGCATTGGCAACAGCCTTGGCAATTCTTTCATCAAGTTGTTTCAGAGACAACTGAATAACAACATTAGTTGTCATTTATATTTATACATATCTATTTATTCTTATATAACCCAAAGTGACGATATACTCGCTGGATTTATAAGTTGTCATTTGACCCTGGTTCTTTAAATCTATATAACCTGCCTGTACCCAAAGACCCACACCCAAAAACCGCACTCAAAATGACTTCTCTTGATTCGGTCCTGTACGACTATCAGAAGAAATGCCTGCGCTGGATGGCAAAGAGGGAGTGTGCCAAGGAGGCCCCCGGTGGTCTGCTATGCCTCGAAGCAGGTCTTGGCAAAACTATTCTGACCATGGCCGTGATGGCAGAAAATCCAATGAAGACGCTTATTGTAGTGCCAACAAGTCTTGTGGCTCAGTGGGTGTCAGAGTTCGAGAAGTTCACCAATCATTCCCCTATGGTGATTGATACCACGACATCCAACAAGGGTCTTATCACAAAGGAACTCCTTGATACAAACCCAGTCATTGTCATGCCCATCACAGCATTCTCGGCAATGAGCAACAACGACGACAATCTCCTCCTTACATACAACTTTGGCAGGATAGTTGTCGATGAGGCTCACCTCATCCGGAACAAGAGGACCAAGTCATACAGGCTTATCTGCCAGATGGATGCAGAAGTCAAGTGGTGCCTGACAGGAACGCCAATCGTGAAGGATGACAAGAATTTCTCAACGCTGCTCGAGTTCATCGGAATCTTCAAGACAAATCTGGTATATGCCGCAAAAGAGTTCTTGTACCGCGTGGTTAAGGAGGATGTCTTTGACCTTCCCAAGCTGGTCATCGAGGACCTCCGGAGAGATTTCCAGACAGATGTGGAGAAAAATGCGTATGAGGACATCATGTTCCAGGGGTCTGTCACTCTTAAGGCATACAAGGCATATGGTGACTCTGAAGGTAGGATGGAAATGCTGAAAACACTTTTGCGGCTCAGGCAGTGCACGGCAAATATCACAATGGTGCCAAAAAATGATTCCAAGGACGAGTTCTATGAAGGAACGTCAACTAAGCTAAAGATGCTGGAAGACGACATCAAGGCTTCTCCGATCCAGAAGACTCTGATCTTTGCCCATTTCCACAAGGAGATGACCGCCATCAAGGATATGCTGTTGTCCAATGGACATAAGAGCGTTGCTATCCATGGTAATGTGTCAGGAGACGAGCGTGTCAAGGCCATCAAGCAATTTAACGAGGACCCGACAACTAACTTTTTCATAATTCAAATAGCAGCAGGCGGCGTTGGTCTCAACCTTCAGACGGCATCTCGTATTTACATAAATGGCGTGGACTGGAATGGGACAAGCGAGACACAAGCTATTGCTCGGGCTCATCGTATCGGCCAGACAAAGCCTGTGACCGTTAAGAGACTCATCATCAACGATTCGATTGACGATGCCATTATTGGCCTGCAGCAAAAGAAGTTTGGGACGGCGGCAGAAATTCTGGGAGACGAGCGCATTAAAAAATCTCTGAATGCGCAAAAGAACAATTCTTCATTCAAATCTCTGTTGGAAAGCATCTTTAAGTCATCGTAAAATCATGTAAAAATTAAAAGTTTATGTTATCAATATGGGAGGTCTTACTCAACTCATTGCCACCGGTGTCCAGGATGTGTTTTTAACAGGAGACCCGCAGAGATCTCTATGGAAGAGAAACTCAGTGCGAAGGACAAACTTTGCCATAGAATCAATAGAAAGTACCGTGACTCTTTCATATGATACGCCAACCATGATAACAATTGCAAGGAAAGGGGACATTGTGAAGAGCTGTGTGTTAGAAATAACCATGATGAAGTCAAACATAGCTTCATTTTATCCTTTGGAGCAGTTCATAAAGTCTATAACCGTGGTTATTGGAGGTCAAGATGTTGAAATTATAGAGGATGCCGCAACATGGCTGCGCATTCACGATGAAACTTTCAATGATGTTGAAATACGTTCAGCAAA